ACTTGAATGATTTCCCCACACTCTATAATGCAATTGGAAGGGAGCATGAACACGCTAGTCTTCTTCAGAGAATGGGATGGCCCTCACAACCCGAACCCGAAACTGGTAGATACGTTCCTGTAGTGGAAGGAAGTGCGGTTGGCCCCTTCTACATACCATCAGACCCAAAGGTAGTTAATGAAGCTGGTCAAACTCTAGGGGCTGCTCATGTTGATGATGCATTAACTCCCCCTCAAATTGGAGATTGGCACAGAGGTGGAGTGGTAGAAGGTGCAAACTCTCCTGAAATGCCGATAACTAAATCCTTCTTGGGCTGGATGGAAAAAGAATCTCGTTGGAAGAAGGGGCTTAATAAAGTTCAAGACCATGATAAGGAAGCTGATAAAGAACTAAAGAACTTTTTCTTTGATGCCAAAGGGAATAATAAAGACGAGGTGGATAAAGACGAGAATGAAAAGAAAGAACTAAAGAAGATTATTGGAGCGTTAGCTGGCTTAGCTGGTGGATTGTTGGGTGGTGGAGAATAATTTTATTACGAAGGACACACGGTGAAAACAATACTCGCTTGTATTAAACGGTTAGTGAAACGATACGTGGATTACCACACACACCCTGCATCAGTAGATGCTTGGACTTGGGCTAAAGACACTGGAAAGAAGTAATAAGGATGGAGAAGGTGCGACCACAAATATTAGTAGTCATGTTAATCTTAGGAGGACTTGGTGGAATGTCTCTGTTGGAAGGAAAGACAGAGATAACCACAGGTTGCGTAACTTTAATGGGTGCATTAGGAATGAAGGTTCTAGAAAAAGATTAAGAGGTAGTACAGAGTACTGACAATTTTTGGGGCTTTCAGTATGTTGCTGGAAGCCCTTAATTATAGAGGATGAATATGCAGATTAAACTATGGCCCGAAGACCCAGATTGTTCCTGTGAGGAATGTACATGTGACCAAGCATCCTTTGGAAAGAAACGTGAGTGTGATTGCATGATATGCGATTGTGAGCAATGCCATGAAGAAGAACCTGAGGAACCCAACGAATTTTTAGGTGTATCGGTCTAATGAAAAAACTAACTAACTATATCAATTTGCTCCTAACTTTTATCTCGCTCAATAAAACATTGGGTAAAGATGCCAAAGAATTCTATGGTCAACTCGCCTGCTTGGGGGTAGGAGTTAATAATGTTCTTAAAGACCGTCAAGTAACTAACGAAGAACTAGATGAACTTACAGGACAATTGGCTGATGCTTGTGCTGCCTTGGTTAATCTTCTTGAAGAGTTCCGCATACCTGAAGATGAGGATGAGATTGAAATAGCCTCAAGTTAAAGAGTTGACAGATTCTTTAATGTGTGTTATAATAGAGGTAACTTTAATTAAAGGAGTTGGATATGAATATCCTAGACCCCGTTAAGTTCCTCATCGGCCTACTACTTGTAGGCATCTGCCTCTAGCCTAGGGGAGTTCTACTATCTATGAGCAACATAATGCAATACCTGATACAGTTGGGAGAAGAGTTTAGAGATTCTTATAAGACTGTAGATAATAGAATTGATGAGGTAATACAATCTCTAGACCTTCTCTCAATGCGTATCGCTGAAGTTGAAAGACGAATGAATCCTAATCTAACTGATGAGGATTATAAAGATGAATGACCCGATTGATTGGGCTGAAGGCGATAGAAGTTCTGAAGAGGCTTGGCGTAACTATTTCCAATTGATGCTAAGTAATCTTCATAATGTAATGAAGGATGAGTTTCAAGCATTTGAAATTTATCCATTTGATGACCCCCGTGACTTTGTGAATGGTTTCACATTAGCAGGGACTTTCTTTGTGGGGTTACACCTAGAACCAGACCTTGAGATTCGCAAAAGAAACGTGGCTAGTTTCAGAAGAATCTTAGCCATGTTCATGGTCAATCTCATACATGAGTTAGAACATGATGAAAGGTAAGTATAATAATACTATACTAGATACTGTGGAGGAGTTAGTATTGATTGTGCCAACCTTAAATCCAATGTTCATTAGACATTGTAATATTTGTGACACGTTTAATCCAGATGATATTGCATTCCGAAAGTGGGTAGACTTTTTGTTGGCTGGCACTAAGATGCTTCTTCATCCACCAGAACCTTATCTAGATATAAAACACATTAAACCTGATTTATTGTGTACCAATTGTCAATCTAATACTTTAACACAAGTCTTATTTGTGTGGGAAAAAGGTGATGAAACAACCGAAGAATAGAGATTCCAAACTAATCAAACGTAGAAACGTTAAGGCTCAAAACTCTGTGCATAAAGAGAAACATAGAGTTAAGAAAGAAAAACATAGGGTTGTTAAATATGATGTTGAAGAAGTTGTTGAACAAAGTTAGATGCAGAGTAGGGAACCATCCTTCTAAAGATGCACCCATAATTGAATTGTGGATAGCTGAGAATTCAGGACAGTTTGTAGTATTTAAATGTGCAAGATGCAATTCTACGGTAGGGAGTACATGGCATGAATCACGCTGAATGGGATGATAATATTCTGGAAGAAGAAGGCACTAGGATAATTTCTCTTACTAGAAACGAGGCTTTGTTCATAGATGATTCGGTAACAATGTTAATTGAACCAGAAGCTAATCTACCACTACCCTTTAGACCTTTAGCACCGAAGGCTTTAATCCCTGTGCCAGCTAATATGCTAGATAAACTAGGTGCAGTTATATTAGCTACGGCTGATAATAATAACCCAGTTGAGATAGAATTATATATTTCTGAGTTGTATATACTTAGAGAAATGTGTTTAAGTTATATAACTATTAATGGAGAAAGGGTAGGCTATAATCTAAAGCGGAAGGTTTATAAGGCTCTACTTGGTAAAACTCCTCAAGAGGAAGAACTACTATCAGAAGAACGTAAAATATTTGAGAACCTATTAAACAATGCTAACGTAGATATTTCCGCTAACCCTCTAGAATAATGGTAGACGCTTTATATGCGTTAGCTGGTGTTGGGTTGGCTGGCCTTACTCTCTTCTTAGTGTGGATAAATTGGCAGATACTTCAAGTATCTAAACGGTTATTAAAAATTAGTGTGGACTTACTAGAAGAAACTATAATCATTAGACAGGAAACCATAATCATTCGGGAAGTATCCCAAGTAATTGAACAGGAAACTATACTAACTAGAAAGGCTTTGGTAGGTGATGATGGTACAGAAGATTAATCCCCACGCAATTCAAACAGGAATGACTTTATCGGATACAGATGTAGAAGCTATTAGGAAATTGTTTGGTGATGTGTGGTGTGCCGAAGTAAAGATGAGGAATTGGAAAGAGAAGCATACAGGAAACTATTGCCAATGGACATTACAATTACCTGATAAAGACAACAACAATTTTACAGTAACTAATTCAAATTTATCAGATGCTGTAGACATTGCTTTAAAGGTTCATTGGCAGGGGGTTGACTATTCGGAGAAAAGGGTGTATAATGAATAACTATGGAACCTTTATGGACACGTTCATAGAGAACTATCAGGAAATGCTAGAGTTAATTATACAAGCAAGGATTGCATCTGATAGAGTAGACGATTGGAAGAAGGCGTTAGAGTCTGTACTCAATCCAGAACCAAGGAGTAGACATGACTACACGTATCAAGTAATTAATAGCCGAATAGATTACGATAAATATATTTAGGAGTATGAGAATGGACGCAAAAGATATGGAGAAACTGGAACAAACCTGGGCAAAGTATTACACCGCTAAATATCATGGAAGAGAAGGAAGAATCAAAGCCGTGAATCAACTATCCGCTACGGCTCAATTTGAATGGATGGTTAAAAACGCAGATTGCTTTTGCAGGGATTGCGTAGCCACTATGCAAAAGAGTTATAGTGTGTACATGGATTGGACTGACAAGACTTGTTCCCACTCAGAACCACAAGTGATTAGTTCCTTTATGCAAGGATAGTTGACAAGATTAAATAACTGTGGTATACTTAGGGTAAGGAATAAAACACTTACCCTAAATTTTTTGAGGGAAAGATATGATAGGCTATCATTGTAAACTAGCGTTAGGAAGTTATATGGAAACTACGCCCTTCTTTAGTTTGTTTGAAATGACATGGTTAATATTTACAGGGTGGTTGCCAGGACTCACAAATTGTTTAACGGGAGCGATAATATAATGGTACTAACATACGTGATACATAGTGAAGAAAACGGTACAGAAATATTACATAATGTAACTGATAACATTGTGTGGAGAACTCAATGCCACCAACAACCTTTAATGGATTACCCCTCAGTATACGTGGAAGGGGATACGGCTGAAGGTACGTGTAGACGTTGCGGTAAGTTGACTGAATTATATGAAGAAAGATAAGAGAGAAGTACCAACTATTTGCAAGAGTTGCGGATTGAAACCGAAAGATAATGTACACGCTGGTTTCTTCTCTTGGCAAAATCTAAATGGTAAAGTAGTAGGAATGTGCTGGAATTGTGCAGATGAACTACACAAAAAAGAATTAGCAAAGGGTTGACAAGAATTAAAATAACTGTTATAATAAAAGGAGAAAGTTGACAAACCCTTTCAAAAAGAAACATGAACATTGCTGGATGCCTCTAGAGAAAACGTGGTTAAGAATGCGTTGTACAAGGTGCGGAGAAATTAAGGGAGTATAAGATGAACAATGAAAACCCATACATGATTCCAAAGAACTTTACGGTAACAGGGACGTTCTCGTTCCCAATTGATATGATGGTAAACCGTACATTGAAGTTTCCCCAATCCTATCAAGAAGTTGCAGAAGAAAGCGTAAAGAATGAATCAGAACATATCATGCGTGGCTTCCAACATGTACTAGAAGAATTCGGTTTTCATGGGCCAGCCAAGTTCGATTTTCAAATAGAAGAAGTGGACTTGACAAATTAACAGAGTTGTGTTATAATGGGGATAGAAATAAAAGGAGTGGAGAAAAGATAATGGCTAGAATATTGAAGGCACATGTAAGAGGACATTGGGATAAACAAACTTATCGTGGTGGGCAAGGTTGTGATTGTAAAGATATTTATGATTGCATGGCACAAGAGAAAGCAGAAATGGATTCCATAGGATGGGAGAATATAATGCATTTTCCTGTAGCAGATGGTTCAGCATATTATATGGTAGTGCATGAGAATCCCTTAACTCTAGCATGGATTCCTTATGGGGATGCTTGGCAATTGACTACCCCTTACCTAAAGGGCTTAAACCATGAAGATTTGGTTATGCAAAGAAAGTGGGACGCAATGTGGCGAAATCTATCAGATGAAAGAAAGGTGGTAAACGTTGGAGACTAAGCAATACAATATGTGTTACGTATGTAACGATGTAATAGATGTAGAGAAGTTGGAGAAGAATGATGGCCCAAGAGAAGAACACTATTCTTATGTTTGCCACAAAGTACAGGCCGATGGTACAGTTACTTATCGACACTTGTGGCACGGTGTACCAGGGATTACTAGGGCCATTGGCGGTATGGATAGCTTTGGCTTTATAGGCTATGCGCCTTCCTTAGAAGACGCAAGGCGTAGGGCTGAATACTATATAAACAATAATCCATATGCTGCTCCAGAGGTTAAAGCTGGTGAGCAAGCCGTATTAGATGCGGTAAACTTTGAAGAAAATAGAGGGTTGACAAAAGATTAAATAGGTGTTATAATAGTTATACACTCAAGAAATTAAATGAAAGGAGTAAGAAAAGAATGAGTGCGAGTTTATTCGGAGAACGTTTCCTGGGGCGAAGAGAACCAGCATGGCATCGGTTGGGAGAAGTATTCCCACAAGACCTACAGTTGACTGCTACTGAAGCAATGCAACGTGCAGACATTATGTTTAAGGTTGAGAAGTACCCGATGTTTGTACAGGCTCCTGATGGTACTCAGATTGATACCAAATCTTTTGGGGTACTGCGAGAACCTACCCATGATTCTAACAAGTGGGAATTGTTTGGGACGGTTGGTTCACAATGGACTCCTATTCAGGCTGAAGACTTGGGGCGTATCCTTGACCCAATTAGCAAACAGTATCCAGTAGAAACTGCTGGTGCGATTGGTAAGGGCGAAAAGATATTCCTTACGTTGGACGCTGGTGAGGCTAAAATTGCTGGTGAAGACCACAACCTTTTCTATCTGGTAACAGACCATAGAACTGGACTAGGTGCTTTGACCTTTGCGTTCACTCCTGTTAGGGTTGTGTGCCAAAACACTTTGACAGTTGGACTTAGCCAAGCATCGGTAAACTGCAAACTAGAACATAACCGTAACATTGTTGCGGATTCAGAATGGTATGCAGACATTTTCCAGCGGATGCTAAATGCTAAAGAGACTACCATTTCAGCTATGAATAGCTTGACTACGGTAAACATTACTGAGGCCGAAGCTAACAAAGTTATTATGGCAGGGTATCCGAATCCATCTAAACCTCAGAGGGTTAAGATTCAGGATTCCATTAGCCCCGATACTCTGAACAAAGATGATTACCTTAGAATCATTAACGATAACAAAGCTGACTTTGAACGGTACGAAGGCGCACAAGCAAGGCAAGAGAAGATACGTGAACACGCTGTTGAATTGTACGATGTATTCAACCAGCGACATGCTTCCCTAGCCCGAACCCCTTGGGCAATCTGGCAAGCAGTTGTAGAGACTGAAGACTACCGTAGAGGTAGGGATGCCAGTTACAATATACTCGCTGGTGATAGGGCTGAGAACAAGGCCAGGGCTTTCCGCAAAGCACTTGAACTGGTAGGGTAATAGCAGGGGGGCGCAAGCCCCCCACATTTTAAATTAAGGAGAACAGATATGTTTGGTTTTTTGGTAAATCTATTTACAGGCAAGGCCAAGAAAGAAACCGCTCAAGAAATAAAAGACCGTAAGGCTAGGGCTTTGGCTGATTTCGTTAACACAGATTATCTAGACTAATGAGTAATACACCTAGTACCCATGTAACGTGTAACAGATGCCGTACCAATCTAGATAAGAAAAGTGCGGTTGGCATCACAATCAATAGGTTTGATGAAGAACACACTTTACAAAATCACATAAACATGATATACTGTACTAGTTGTGCAGAGAAGGTGCTTACAGGAGTAGCTTAAAACGCTCTTGTAAGCCCCATTACAGGGTCTGTATACCAATTAGTGGTAAGGAGTAAGGGATGGATAATAAAGAACCAGAAAAACGGAATGGGTTCATTAGGATACCTGAAGAAGATTGGATTAAAATTGAAGCAGTTGCGGAAGCATGGGTAGGTAATTTACCGTTTAGTGCAGTACATGCGTTTGCTAAAAGGTGGCACTTTCATCTTCTAACTAAAATGTTTATGGAAGATAGAACTACATTCGATTCGTTTCTAGACAAGTTTGAGATAGAGGAAGATGGTACTGCTGGTATAACTTCCGAAGCCCTGCATCTAATAACACAGATGGATTTGCTGGTGGGTTTCCAAGGCTTGACTGATGAAGAAATGAATGAACTGCATCCCCAAGATAAAACTCCTTTACCCGATGCCAAATTCTTTGAAGGGCTAGGATTGAACTAAGGATGTAACGGAATCATGGTTCATATCGTTTATATAAGTATAGACTAAATAAGGAGCATGATAAATGCAGGAAGATATTAGATACATTAAGGCCAACCCCGAATTTAACAAGAAGTTAAATGAGTTAATACAAATGCAGAAGGGTATATTATCTGAAGAAGCAGAAGCGGAATGGGGTTTTGAGTTTGACAAAGACTCCGATGAAACAGGGCTACCAGAGGAAGACATTAAACTCTTTGTTGGTATCTTGGGAGAACTGATTTTTCACAATGTAGCAAATGGCGCAAACCTTTCCAAAGAGGAAGTGCGTAATCTTTGTATGATGAAGTTTAAGAAAATGCAGGGAGAGAAATAATGGAACAACTAGAATTTGACCTTGGTGATTTCGTAAATGATTTGGTAGAGGAATGGGAAATAGACCAGTTAATGGAATATGCTGTAGAGAACCTAATGGACTTCTACGGGAAGCATCCTGACATTGCGAAGGAAGACTTCAAGCTATTCATGGAAGACCATTCAGCCCATCATGTACAAGGATACTAATATGGATTATCCATACACCCATCCGATAAGGGACTTAGCATCACACAGTAGAGTAAAGAGGCCACCAGAAATGAAAGGTTGTGCTGTATGTAGTGTTGAATTTATCAAGAGGGAGAACGCAGATACCTTTGAGTTAAGGCAACTTTGCAATGCATGTATAAAAGTATGGAAGGCAAGGGAAGGAAGCCAGGAAGGGTATCGGAAAGATGCCTAAGTTTAGGGTAACTGTGCAAAAATGCTACGTGAAAGAACACAACTATTACGCCTACGCTGAAACCGAAGAAGAAGCACAAGACAAGGTAACGAATCAGATACAATTTGACTTTGACAATTATGATACTTTCAATGATGAAGCAATTAGGGGCTTGACATGGGAAGGGAAAGATGTTATAATAGAGACAGTTAAATTGAAGGAGTACGATAAATAGTATGAACCTAGTAATGACTGAAGTGGAAGGTAAATGGTTTTACAGAGGGGAAGGAGATTCCGAAAGGAACCTTAAAAATATTACCATCACTCCATATGATTCTCCATCCGCTGGACAAATGGTTGAGTTTCTTTTAGCGAAGTACCCAAACTCTAGAATCAGGATAGAATCCAATCCTGATAAACCAGTGGTTGACGCAAGTGGAAAAGAGTGGTATACTAAAGACCTAGAAGATTACCAGAGGAAGCAACTAGAACCTTACCAGAGGAAGGGACTGGATATGGCAGAAATGAGAAAATATTTTGATGGAGTAGAGTAAAGCAATGCGTGTAACAAAATGCCCACTAAGGCCGTTATTAAAGTATAAGAAGTGGATAGGGCTAGGGATTTTTGGGGTATTGACAAAAGTGGCTTTAGTTGGTATACTAGGGATAACATTTATTTAAGGGGTGAGTAATGGACATTCAATTTGCAACCATGCGGGAACGGTACATTTTAGCGCAAGCACTTTCAGTAGCTATCCGCACATTGGAACAAGTAGAACCGCCTGTAATGCGTGAACTCTCTAACATAGCAGATATGAAAGAGTTACTAAACAACAAGGCTTTACTTCCATTCAATGAGTTAATGATGCATGGGGAGTTGGTAAAAGAAATGGATGAATTAGATGAAGCTAGAAAACTTCAGTTTCTACGGTAGGGGTTGACAAATTCCTAAACGTCTGTTATAATAGTTATATAAGTTAAGCAAGGGGAGAGCAATGCTAAAGTTTCAGAAAGGTACATCAGCAAAAGTAAAGCGGATAGCCCAATGGTGGGGCAAGCCTGTAAACGTTTATTCGTTTTCACTTCCAGCAGGGTGGAGTTGCCCACAAGCAAAAATCTGCTTGAGCAAGGCTGATAAAATCACTGGTAAAATAACCGATGGTAAAGACACAACCATACGATGTTATGCTGCAAGTGATGAAGCCAAATCTCCTAACGCTAGAAAAGCACGTTGGTACAATTTTGATGCTATAAAGGGATTGGACTTTGAGGGGATTTATTCAGAGTTGTTTTATAGCTTGCCCAATGATGCTGATATAGTTAGGATTCACGTAGGGGGAGATTTCTTTAATCAGAAGTATTTTGATGCTTGGGTATTCCTTGCCCAGAATAAGCCTGAGACTGTATTCTACGCCTATACAAAATCAATTCCGTATTGGGTATCAACTACGTATGAAATCCCCCAGAATCTTAAACTCATAGCTTCAGCGGGGGGGCGAAGTGATGAATTGATTACTGAGTTTAACCTTAGGGAAGCAGTAATAGTGTTAAGCCTTGAGGAAGCAGATATGCTAGACTTAGATATAGACCATGATGAGAGTATAGCAATACAGCACAAGAGTAAGTTTGCACTCTTAATCCACGGTACACAACCAAAGGGAAGTGAAGCAAGTAAAGCAGTACAAGAGTTAAAGAAAATAGGATTCAATGGGTACGGGAAATAGGCTATTGACTTTTCAAAAGAATCGTGTTATAATATAAGTATACTTTACAAGAGGTCAAGTAAACTTTACACACTCAAGGAAATATAAAATGGAAGAACACAAGGCTGACAAGAGGGAAGGAAGAAGAAGGAAGAAACAATACGGACACTTTGGAATGGGCGCATCCCATACAAGGGAAGCAAGCAAGGAAGAAGTGGAAGGACACATAAGGAAAATTAAACAGTTAAGGAAGAAGCAAATAAAGAAACAGATGTGGAGGAAGGGAAGGAAGTAGAACATACGTTCTTTCCCTGGAAGGGGAGTTCTACGATATATCATACAGGGGTTATTTTGGGGGTTGACAAAATGGAAGGAAGGTGGTATAATATATATGTGCATAAGTACAGGTTAGGTATATCCCTTGCACACCTATGTCCACCTGTTCCCATCCAAGACGTTGGAAGGGTAAGCCGTAATGGGGGAACTTGTTTTCTCAAGGCGCAACAAATCAGGGGGTAGGCAAATACCAATATCAAGGGCCAATAGTACAGGTGGGTTAAAGGCTATACTGCTCCTCCCCACACTCTTGTTTCTACAAGATGCTAACGGCCCTTTCCTTTTGCCCCTTGACAAGGGAAGGAAGATGTGTTATAATGATTACATTAAATAAACAGAGGGAGGGGAAAGACATGGCAACACACAGCATCGAGATTAAGCCACCTACTTGGGTTACAGCACTCTCTATCTACTTGGAAGTACTACGGACTAATGAGTGGTACAGTGAAGCAGGACAAGACGCAAGGAAGTGGATATACGAGTTGGGTACTATGATGGATACCATCAACAAGGAAGGACTGCTGAAGGGTGAGGATGCCCAATACGTAATGGATTCAGTAAGGAAGGAAGGAAAGGAAGCATGATTACACAAGAGTTGTTCTGCGGATTTTGCGGAGGGGAAACGGAAGTGTATGAGGTTAGGTGTGAATGGGGTAAGTGTGATAACCCCATTCAATGTGAAGAAGTAGAAGACTGCGATACTGAGAACTGTATCGACACAGATATGATTTGCCCGAAAGGGTGTGGGATTCCTGTGTGAGCAGGATATACGATATATCATACACCACCCTAAAAACCAGTTTTCAAATTGGTGTCAAATTGATGTAACAAAGGTACTTGACAAAACGTTCTATATAGTGTAAGATAGTTACACAAACTAAATTTAGGGGAGTGCAAAAATGCAGTACGTTCTGAGGATTTACCCAGAGGTTTACATTGATTACTACATCACAGCAGACGATGAGGCAGAAGCGTGGAAGAAATACCATGCAGGGGATTGGGACGATGAACAAGAGGATTTCACAGCAAAGGATTGGGCTGAACCTGAACTCTCTCTTGCTGAAGATGGTAGCAACCCAATCGAATACTGATAAATAGTATTCCAAAATTGGGGCTTGACAAGATTACAGAACTGTGTTATAATGTAAGTACATTAAAAAAGGGGATGTTCAGATGAACGAAGAATGCGAATTCTGTGGTACAGAAATGGAACCAGGGCAAGAAATCTGTGAGTGGGAGTATTGCGAAGACCCACGGATTGCCAATCAGTATAACGAGGAGGAGTTAGACTAATGACACGCAAGGACTACAAGAGGTTCGCCCAGATACTCAAGGACTCAAGCGACAAGGGGGATGTGGTTCTCTCATTCAACCTATTGACTGACCTGATGGATTACTTCCAAGAAGACAACCCTGCCTTTGACAGGGAGAGGTTTCTCCAAGCCGTAGACGATGAGTAACCTCATTAATTCCAGGCTCAGATTGGGGGTTGACAGGCTGGGCAAACCGTGTTATAATGAATACATCAAAACAAGTGGAGGAGCAGAAATGTTCGACAGCAGTATCATAGACGAGGCACTGAGTGCATTGCAAGATGCGGTAAACGACCAAGAGGCTATGGATGGTGACCTCCAGGCCAAGCTGGACGAAATCGAAGAGGCCAAGGATGCCTTGGAGAGTGCGTTCTCTGAGGTGGCAGGGGTTCTGGACATGCTTGCCAACTTGGATACCTCTGGCCTAGAGGATGCCTTGGATGTGGCCCGTAGCCTAACGGACTAAGGGCCAGACAATTAGGGGGGAGAATAAAAATAATCCCCCCGCTTGACAGGTCAGGGATTATGTGTTATAATAGATGTATAGTAAGTAAGTGGAGGACAGTATGAAGATTAGCAGGGCAGAAGCAAAGGAACTAATAGCAAGCACAAGGGCGAAGGGTACAGTATTCGGGGTGGAGTTCATCAAGCGAACCACAGGGGAACTCAGGACGATGAACTGCCGACTGGATGTAAAGAAGTACACGGTAGGGGGCGAACTTCCTTACAGCCCAGCAGACTACGACCTGATTCCAGTGTGGGACATCAACCTTGGGAAGAACGGTGGGGGAAGGGAAGGATACAGGATGATTAACGCAACTGGAATAATCAAACTATCAGTAGCTGGAATAACTTATGAGGTAGAGGAAACTCTACCTTAGCCTCCACAAATATTCCAGCAATGTTAAGCCCAGTGGTTTCCCCTGCCACTGGGTTTTTTTCTTTGGGAAGGGTCACCTACGATATATCATAGAGGGCCGTTTTTCAAGTTCTTTTTTTGGGACTTGACAGGAAGGAACAGATGTGGTATAATATAGGAAACTAAAGCTGGAGGAACAGGAAGATGCGAAACGTAAGTGGGCATTGCTTGGGGAAACAGTTGGTGATGTTCGTTGGTTATCTGGAATGGGAAGCCAGGAAGAAGGAAGACTATGGCAGGACAATACTTGAGTGTAGGGGATGAGGTGTGGTTGAACGGTAGAGGAAGGACAGCAGAGGTAGCCAGCATAGACTTTCCCGAAGGAAGAAGGGAGAGGGTAGACTGGGAAGCGGTGAAGCACGGAGGAAGCCTTATACTTATAACAACTAAGGAAGGCATCAAGGTGTACGCCAATCAAATAAGTAGGTGGGAATAATGGAAGACAAGAAGCTGTGTAACTGTGGTAACTGCAAGGGACGGAGACAGACCTCTGTCCTGATTGTACTGAATACATTAATAGTAACTGGAGTATGGGTAACCTTTATGTTTGGATAGGGGTTGACATTAGGAAGGCGGTGTGCTACAATGGTTGCATACTAACAAGAGGGGAGACATTATGACCTACGCAAGCAAGCTGTTCAACATCGAAGTAAGCGACTTGGATGCCTGCCGTTACTCTGACGAGTTGGTGGAATTCGCTTCCGAGTTCGGGTATGCCCAACCAGCGTATGGGTGGGACGAGGACACAGTGAGGGAAGCCATCCAGTTCATCCGTGAGATGGAGTTAGTGGAAGAAGCGGGAAGGCTCATCCACGAATGGCAATGCGAGGACTTGACTCCATACCCCAAGAGTTGGGCAAAGCTGGAGCGAGAAGATGGGTGGTGAGCAGCCACCCTTTTTTTATGGCTGTACGATATATCGTATACCCACCTCAGTTCCTGATTTTTGACCGCTTGACAAGTTGGACTTTGTATGTTACACTTTGTTCATAAAGTCAAGGGGGAGAGAAACCATGTGGACGAAGACCAGCATTCTAGAACTCCTGAATCACGAAGACCTGAACATTCAAGCTACAATGGTAAAACGTTCATTGCTTAAACTGTACTCGATGCAGACAGCAGACGAGCAAGCCATAGGTGCTACCACTGAACACAACGGGTTCGGGTTCAATGGGGTTGACGCTGAGTTCCTGAGCAGCGTTGCACGGCAGTTAAACGAGAAGGGGTTCATTACACCCAAGCAGGGAGATTGGGTTCACAAAAAGATTCTCAAGTACGCTGGACAGTTAGCGGAGTTGGCAAACCTAGACTTAAACACAGAGGTTGCATAATGGCTAAACTAGTTATTACAATAGAAGTTCCTATGGAACACGTTGACGCTGAGTGGTTTGAGGCAGCAGACGAGAAGGCTCAAGCCGAGACAGTGGCAGACTATATCCGACTGATGGGACTGACCAGAGACTGGAGTTGCTATTGGAAATTGGACAGACAACGTAAGTTCAATCCGTGGCGACTAATCGGGGAGCCTGATTACATACACTAAAAGAAGGGGAGAGAAATCTCCCCTCTTTTTATCCCCCTACGATATATCATAATTCGATGTCTGCGACACATTTTCTGTTCCGTGTCAAGTTTAAAATTGGGGGTTGACAAAGTTGCGTAACTATGGTATCTTTAGACAGTCAGATAAATTAAGTGGAGTCGAGAGAATGAAAGTTCATGTTACAGCTTTGGCCCATCGCACAGTTCGGGACTTGCATAAGCGCATTAACGCAGTTCGCCACTGGAGTTATACCCACCACTTACTGGAGAGGGTGGCTGAGCGTGGCTACACTGTGGACGACATTCACGGTATCCTAGACAACGGCTCAATGGTTGAGTGGCACAACGAGAACGGAACCGAGAGAGTGGTTCTGGAACACGACAACGGTACATCCAGAGATTCTATATCCTGTGACCTAGATACTCAGACTATCATCACCATCTATTTTCGTCCCAATACAATCAAGGGGCGAAACAACAAAAATTATTTAGGGGGGAGCAAGTAATGTTTATCAAAACACCGATGGGCTTTCAACTGGAGTTCGATAATGGTTGGACTGCAAGCGTACAGTTCGGGATAGGTAATTACTGTAACAACAGAGACAACCGAGGCAATCCGTTCAAGGACATACCAGAGTTCCTGCAATGCGACAACGCAGAGATTGCAGCCTGGCCTACCGAATCTAGGCGTGGGGGCAAGACTGGTAAGACTACGCCTGCCAACGATAGGGGCTGGTATGAGTTCTCCGATGGGCAGGAAGTTAATGGGTGGCAGACAACTGCCGAAGTGCTGGAGTTCTTGCAACTGGTTGCGAAATTTGAGAGGGAGTAAAATCTCCCTCTTTTTTAGCTCCCTACGATATATCGTATATGACTTATTACTCTTCAAATTTTCTGCTGATGCGAGTTTTGAAACTGCTCCGAAAAACACTTGACAAATTGTAACATCGCATGCTATACTTACGTTGTACTAAACAGAAGGAGTTGAAATTATGGACTACGGAATTAACTGGCTGAGCGAGTGTTGCGACTCATACCCGATTCTTGAAGTGGACGAGTCCACTATCCCCTACGGTGGCGCAACTGGATTCTGTGGGCATTGCCTAGATACCACTGGATTCTACAACCCAGACTACATAGGCGTAGATTTTGAATACTCCGAGGACGGTGAATAAAATGTTTGCGATAGGATACGAGATATACAATCGGCCCATAGTAACGCCAGTATGGGAACCTGAGGACTTGCCCCACTATGAGGCTTGCGAGAACCGAGAAGGCTATATGTGCAAGCGTTGCAACTTGTACATCGAGCCAGGCCAACAGAGTAAAAATTGGTGTGACTACTGTGGGCAGTTCGCAAGCAAAGTTGAGACTTGCATATGCCAGACACTAGAAGAAATTTGGGGCGGGAGATAATCCCGCTCCTCTTTTTTTCATCCCCTACGATATATCGTATATCACTCTTTTTTCTGACTTGACAAACTATGATACGATGTGGTATACTTACGTATAGTAATTTAGTGGAGTGGTGATTATGCAAGTGCAAGTCTATCGGAACCTACATCGTAACTGCTGGAGTGTACGTTATAATGGGCGTGTTATAAACCATACGGATAGCGTAGACTTGAAAAACGCAAAGCTGGTTGTACAACCCGCAGGCCGTGCAAGAGTTCTGAGAGAGAACCGCAAGAACGTTCATGCCTACATTCAAGGTACTGTAACGTTATTGAGCAATGATAGATACAACAACATACCTAAACAAAAGATAGCCTATAATCCGTACAAGTACGATAGTTTCGTATTGGTAGATACTGAGGAACCTATAGCGTATGCAAATAATATACGCTTAACAGATAACGGTGAAGTGTATATGTATTAGGGTATTGACAAATACAGTCCAGGCATGTTATTATTAGGGTAGATTAAATAGTGGAGTGTACATTATGAGCAAGATAGAACAGGGTTCCAAAATCAATCATACAACAGACCCGATTGAACAGGGCCACATAGACTTGGTAGTTGCCATAGTTGCCCAAGCTATTCAGGATGATAAGACTGTAGAATATCTCGACCACCCAGATTGCCAAGCTTGGCTAGACTTAATCGGAGTGGATTCTCAAACTATGCTAGAATTGATAATCGAATATATGGATAGGGTTGACAAATAGAATGTCGGCATGTTAAACTATTAGTGTAGAAAAGAACAAAGCGGGAGATACAAAATGGAATTCATAAGCTACAGCAAAAAAGTCCACTTCCGAAGCATAGCATCCGAGGATGTAAAATCCGTCCTAGACTATATCCGAAGCAACGCAGACGGTATGGTTAATAAGCCCCACGCCAGTGATATGATGGCACTGAGGAATGTTTCCAAAGCAGACGTTAGTGCAACACTAGCCAACGGTAAGCTGGTGGAGTATCATAGCTACACTGGACACCCAGTGGCGTTACTACGGCATGACATTAACTGGGATAGCATATGCGTAGCAGTTGAACTAGATACCCTGCGTATCCGCACCACATACATCAACTCAGTTAACGATAACCACGGTACACTGAAACATAAAGAGTACGAACATAATGCGAAGGGCAAAATAAACCTGAGGATAATCAAAGTATGAGATAACAAATACCAACATATAATTTAAGTAAGTGAGTCCCACTAAATAAGGTGGGGCTTATTTTTTTGTGATGTATGTACTTACTTATTTTATCGTGCATACTTATTTATTTCATCGTGCTGCCAACTAATCAATCAAAAATAAAATTAGAACGTCTGTTCGGCTGGGAATGATATATCGTAGAATTTTTTTCAAACCTTGAAAAACCAATTTTAAAATCAAACCGCAAGAAATACTTTGTAACTGAGCAGCAGGATTACACACTGGAAATGAGCAGGCTAGAATACATAGATAGATACAATAAGCTAGGCACGAGTGGGGGGGTCATATCTGAGGTTAATGTATGCTGCAAATATTACTCTTCCGTTTTTTTGTATGGTTAGGAAGTGGGACATCGAGATGTCTTCCACCCCCCCGTTCTGTGGTAGGGGGGTAGGGAAGTTAGCCATATAGGTTCCCTAGGTACTTCTACAAAGAGAAAAATTTTGAAAAATTTGTGCCTGGGTAAATACGATTTATATTTTAGATTTTTGAGTATAATAAAGGAGGATATTGAAGAGGAATGGAGGATTATAATGGTCGAGAAATTGGAAAGGTTGCTGCAAGCTATAAAAGCCATGATACAATCCTTTAAAGGAGTTACTGGGGATAACGAAGCTCTCATAAAAACATTACGGGAGGAAAAGAAAGCTCTGATTGTTGATAAGAACCTACAGCAAAAGTTGGCTGTAGCAGACAAAGATGCCCTTATAGAATCAACGGCTGCATTGGAAGAACTAGAAAAGGAAAAATTGGCTGCATTAGCCTTAATTGAGGAGATAGAAGCTGAATTAAAGAAAGCCTAAATACATTTTTGGGAGGAAAGTAGAAATGCAACGCACCGAATTACAAGAATATATGGATACTAAGCGTGGAAAGTACATTATCGCTAAGGCATTAATGTATGCAACTAGATACTTCGACCCTTCGGATGAATCAAGGGAGATGGCAACAGTGTTGACCAAGTACTTTCCCCAATTTCCAGAAATACTTAAAACCAACATCATCAGTGATGTGATTCTGGATACAGAACCCGCAGAGGATAACCTAACATTTTGGGAAGCTATGGCAGAGGTAGCATGGAGTGAATCTAGTGATACATATGAAAAACGGGACAAGTCTTAGCCTAGGACAAGCTGCATTAAACTTATTGATTGAAAAGGAGCTATGTAGTGGGCCTTGTAGATTAAGGAAGGACGGAACATTAATAAGGGATTCAATCGGGGTGTTAGAGAACCACACATGGAATGGTGAACGATGTGTCCCAGAGAGAATAGTAAAGAATGAACATTTTAGGATTAGTATACATGCACATAACGATACCCAACCCAGGCATATTGGGTATAAAAATGACCCTGCATCATGTAAGGAAAGGACACGGGAAATGTTACGTTTCTTATTAAAGAAAAAACGGCCCAGTTACTAATAAGACATATGAGAAAACCAGGCAGATGCAATAATCAACGATGTAAGCGTAAATTACACACAAATAAATTAACTAATAGACCTGGGCCTTATTGTCTCCAATGTGTAAAAGAGGGGAAAGCAGTAGTAAGGAGATGAAGTGGATAGTATTAGCTGTACTTGTCCTTTGTGGCATCTCTATTGCGACTGTAGCAGTTATCCCTTCTGCCGAAAGTTTCGGGGCATTCAAAATCTGTCCACTCCACTAAAGGGGAGGGGCTTACATCAAGAGAGGTGGGACATGACAAGGGCAGAAAAATTCATGTTAATTGGTATGTATATTGCTGCAATGGCAGATGTAGTGGTAGCGGTTGGGATTTTGATTTTAGTTTTCTAGGAGTTAGATAAAATGGAAGGCAAGAAAATAGTGGTTTTGGGAGGCGGGACAGCAGGCTGGATGACTGCCTTGTTTTGTAGGAAAATATTTCCTTCCGCTTCGATTACTTTAATAGAAAATACTTCTATAGGAATTGTGGGAGTGGGAGAAGGAACCGCTGGGGGTTTCCTGGGATTTTTACGTTCTATTGATATTGATGCATTTGACCTACTAAAACAATGTAGGGGTTCTGTTAAAAGCGGAATCAGTTTTGAAAATTGGAACGGTGATAACAAAAAGTTTTTTCATAGCTTCCCTGGAATTAATGCAGTTGCATTTTCTGTACCCCACCAAGAGGATGTTAACTGCAACCAGTATTTTCTTCAAACTTTAATGAACGAAGGCTTAGATTTTAATGAGTATTCGTATGGGGCTAAACTGGCGTATAGAAATGAACTTGATTTACACCATATGACGGTAGCGTTACATATAGATACTTTTAAGGTAGGAAAGTGTTTAAAGAGTATTGGCGAACAAAGAAACATATTTTGTGTAGATGGAAATTTCAGTCATGTTCAAGTTGATGAAAATGACTTTATTAACGCAATATGTTTAGATGATGGCAGAGATTTAGATTGCGATTTTGTTTTCGATTGTAGTGGGTTTGCAAAATTGTTAATAGGTAAGTACTACAAAGTTCCTTGGATTAGTTACAAAGATTACTTACCCATGAAAAAAGCTATTGCCTTTCCTCTAGAACCAGAAAAGGATGTGAAACCATATACACAGGCTATTGCTATGAAATATG